ATCCCCTTGTTTATCAAGTGCCATTCTTCTCAAACGGTAGCGCCAATGCTACCTATGCTCAGAAGAAAAAAGATGTCAAAGATGCTTTAGGTTCTTGGAACTATCAAAGATTTGTTTTTTTACATGAGCGTCCATACCGACTAGAAGCCTTCAAGAAAATTGAGAAGAAACTAGGCGATATGAGTTACTGGCAGATGATTACCTCGATATGGGTAGATACAGAAAATCAATACGCCTATCTCAAGGATTGGAAAAAGTTCCTTACCGCTGACCGTAAGTGGCGCCATGAAATGATGAATCAAGAGGATATTGAGTTGTTGCGCTCGCTTCCTGAAGAGGTAACCATCTATCGAGGATGCCAAAAAGGATTAAACGAAAAAGGATTATCTTGGACACTAGATAAATCCAAAGCAGAATTTTTTGCTAATCGATTTAGCAAGAAAGGAATCATCCTAGAAAAGAAGATTCCAAAATCCGAAATCGTGGCACTACTTACAGTCCGTGGTGAGACGGAAATTATATGGGGGGTTAAGTAATGAAATGTTACACATGCGGTAGCGAGTTCAGAATTACCTTCGTCAAAGGTAAACCTTATTGCTTTATCTGTGAGGCTGATGCTTCAATGGAGCAATACGGAATAGTTCGACAAATAAAAGAGAGGACAGCATGAACGAGACCAGTTATATCGAACGAGTATGTCTGAGAAAAGGAATCCGACTAAGCACCAAGGGCAAGCGATGGGCTGAAAATGCTGAGGGCATAGCCTTCGTTTTGTTTATCTTGTTTGCTTTTGCAGTTGTAGGGTCAATAGAGAGCGGGAAGTGGTTCGGATGAGGCTACTATCACGACTAACCCTAAAACAGCCTCTACGGGTCTCTGAAGGCTCATTAAGGGCTATCCGTAGGGCGCAATTAGAAAAGGCGCTCGCTGAGGAAGCCGATAAGCGCCGTGCGAGAAAAAAGGCTCGCATGTTCAGTTTGATTTCCAAACCCCAGTAGGATATACTTGGAATTGTCCGAGAGGAGGACACATGACTCAAGTAGTTGAAGCCCCAGTTAAAAAATTGGGCAAGCGTGAGTGCGCTCGAATTTACAAAGAGGCTTATGCCGCTGGCTTACAGGCTGGCAAAGAAGTCGGCGTTCCAAAGTTTGTAGTTGGTTCCCCAACTACTCCACTTGGTAACGATATTGACTTCAATAAAAAAACTTACATCCTTGAGGGTCTTTGCGGATTCGCATGGATAAACATTTCTCCAGCGAGAGGTGCCTTCGTTAATTATTTGAAGAGTATTGACGCTGGACACAAGGGCTATTACGGTGGCTACGAAATTTGGGTTCGAGAATTCGGACAAAGCGTAGACCGTAAGAGTGCTTTTGCTGGTGCCTTCGCCAAGGTTCTAAATAGTTACGGAATCAATGCGAGCGCTGGTAGCAGACTTGACTAAGTAAGAAAACTGAATTCATCCCGTCAGTCGCTTCTTAGATTGGCGGGATGAGTCTTATACCGTAAATCCTTTCTACGGTATATGTAGGGTATTCTTTACACGGGTACCCAAGTTCGGTGGGGTTGATGCCAGTCGTGCGTCCGTCCTCTCTCAAGCACGATGTAAGTGCGCCCCCACCGAGCGCCCTAATATCCTTGACAGTCATTCATCTTGATGATGTACCCTAATTGCAGGTCGCAAAACACCTACTTCTAAAAGTGAGGTCAGTCCGATACTGGCAACATAGAAGCGTTACAACCAGTAACGAATAAATGTTCACTCCTAACAATGGAGGAATATGCGATTTTATGAAAACATTTTCAAACCTATTCCAAGTTTCATCTTCGTTCTTGGAATTATCATTATCAATCCGTTCCACATCCCGCCCGACCCAGTAGCAAGGGCTGAAGATAAGCCAGTTATTATGAAAGCAATACTGGTTGAACGGACACCTGAAGCGGCTAAAGAGTTCGCTAAGAATCGCCTTGATGATTACGGCTGGAAAAATCCTGTTGAGTGGGAGTGCCTCCTATCTCTTTGGACTAAAGAGTCGAATTGGCGTCCCGATGCTTACAATAAAAAAGCCGTGTATCAGAATGGAGAAAAACTTCACGCTGGTGGTATCCCACAGATACTCGGGCTTGACCCTGACCTAACAGTCGAGGAGCAAGTCACTCGAGGATTTATTTATATCGAGAGTCGCTATTCCAATCCCTGTTCGGCGTGGCGCTTTTGGGAAAGAAATTTTTGGTACTAACCTTCCTGAATGGAAGATGAAAAGAAGCCTTCAGTAATTGACGATGCGCTCGCCGAAATCGGGCGCATCGCTTTTATTGAACCCGCTATCTGCACAGGATGGGTTTTAGTTTCTGAGTGGATGGGCGAGGGAGAAAAAGATTATTGGACGCTAACACTTGCCGATGACCAAAATCCTGATTGGCGACACTTGGGATTAGTTCATCATGGACTAAAAAATTGGGAGGGTAATGATGATGTCGGACTCAGAGACAAACCAAGTAATGAGTGAAAAAGAGAGACAAGATTTACTTAACGATTTAATCAAAGAACGCTTTGGCGAATGGGCAACACGCAAGACCGTAATAAAAGATTCTGACAAATAAAGCAGTAGAATTTCAACATGGGTTTACCTGAATTTGTTAATGATGCTCCGTGTCGTTCTGCTGACCCGTGGCTCTTTGACCAATATCAAATTGATTTAGCGCAACCCGCTCTTTCTTATTGTTCACGCTGTAAATTTTGGAAAGAGTGTGACTCTCTAGTTCAGCCTCAGACTAATCACTATGACGGAATTGTTGCTGGAAAAGTGTGGCGCAACGGAAGAATTTTGGCTAAGTTAGACGCCTATTCCCCGAATCGTTTAGTTGTTGGAGAGGAATCTATTGAAGAAAATAATTATGCCGTGGAAATTCGAGGGAGCGAGTTGTTGGGGAATCGAGACGAATTACTTCTTCCCGAATGATGAAGGAGGAACAAGCACAGAGTATGGAATAGCAAAGAGAATTTGTAAGGGATGCTATTGGCAAGAGGAATGTCTTACCTATGCGTTACATTACAAAGTGTTAGGGATTTGGGGTGGAACAACACTAAATCAGCGAGACATAATGAGAAAAAAACTAAACATAATCGCCAAACCAATAACCAATGAAAGGCACACAGCATGACAGCAATAGCAATAGCAGGAAACTTAGCGGGTGACCCTGAGTTGCGCTTTACTCCAAACGGTAAAGCAATGGCAACCTTCACAATCATTTCTTCTAAGTCACAGAAAAAACCCGATGGCACTTGGGAAAATACCGATGTAACTCCATGGTCAATTAAGTGCTGGAACAAACTTGCAGAGAATGTAGCCGATTCCTTGAAAAAGGGAATGGGTGTAATTATCCAAGGAACCGCAGTTTGGGAATCTTGGGATGATAAAAAAACTGGTGAGAAAAAGGGACGGATGACGGTCACCGCTTTTAATGTTGGAGTGGACTTAAAGCGCCACATAGTTCAAGTAGTCGATGTTCGCCGTAATGCTGAGGGCGATTCCGAGATTGACCCTTGGACTGCCCCTACTTGGAAGACTGAAGCCACGGTACCCGAATCGTTCCCTTTCTAACCCTGATGTAGTATTATTGGGGTTGAAAAACTCTCGAAGGGGGTTGAAATGGCAATATGGGTTGATTTCTTTACAGAGAAATTACAAGGCTCAAAAGTTGTTGTTGATTCAAACGGTAAGCCATATATCTCAAAGGAGATTGCTCCAAAAGAATATGTGGAGATTGAATTGAACATCTCACAACAGTTCTTGCCTTATCACATCTATTTCCGCCGTTACGATGCCAATGGCAATGAGTTAGAGAATCGTCTCTTCGCTCAAGTTGGTGATAGGGATTTGGCTCTTAAATCTTTCAATGACTTAACTTCCAAAAGAATTAACTCTTTTGAGTTGGTCTTGGACGGAGAATAAAAGAGCAAAATTCGCTTAACGGTATAATCGACGGGTGTACGATAACCTTTCGCCGAACCGTGATGGTGTCGTCTCTATGCTCGGGGCTTTTGCTATACAGTCTCACGAATTATATTCGGAGTTGGTGAACGCAGGGTTCAACGAGCAACAGGCAATTTCTATCGTTGTTGGATTAGCCAATAAAGATAAATAGTAGTCGAGAGGTATAGATGGCAGACAAACCAACCCCCGATTTAACTGAACTCGGAGCCACGGGTTTACGCCGTTCAGGTGGAACGGTCTATGAAGAATTCTTAGTAAATCTACGAGGTATTCGTGGCGCAAAAGTTTATCGAGAGATGGCGGACAATGACCCAACCATCGGCTCAATGTTATTCGCAATCGAGAAAGTTATTACCCGTCTTGAATGGCGTGTAGACCCATACTCAGATAATTCTGAAGATGGAGAAATTACTAAAGAGGATAAAGAAGTAGCGGCGTTCGTAGAATCTTGCTTAAACGATATGTCAGACTCTTGGGATTCAACACTATCCCAAATGTTGTCAATGTTAATTTTTGGTTATTCATATCATGAGATTGTTTACAAAGTACGAGGCGGAGATGTAAACGACCCACAGAAAAATTCTAAGTTTAATGATGGTCGTATTGGCTGGCGCAAAATGCCAATCCGTGCCCAAGAGACTTTATTTAGATGGATGATGGATGAAGATGGTGGCATCCAAGGAATGATTCAAGTAGACCCATCAACGGGCGGAACTCACGCTATCCCGATTGAGAAGTCTTTGTTATTCCGTACATCTTCACAAAAGAATAACCCTGAAGGTCGTTCTATTCTTCGTAATGCTTACCGCCCTTGGTATTTTAAGCGCCGTATCGAAGAGATTGAAGCAATCGGTATTGAGCGTGACCTAGCAGGTTTGCCAGTTGCTTATGTACCACCTGAGTTCTTATCTTCAACAGCAACCGCAGAGCAAGCGGCAGTTCTAGCATCAATCCAAAATATCGTTACCTCTATTAAGCGTAATGAGCAAGAAGGAATTGTTATGCCTTCTATGTACGATGATGCTGGACATAAAGTATTTGATTTAGTTTTATTATCATCAGGCGGAAGCCGTCAGTTCGACACAGACAAGATTATTCAAAGATATGACCAAAGAATTTCTATGTCTATCCTTTCAGACTTTATTCTTCTTGGCTCTGACCGAGTTGGCTCATACGCTCTTGGAACCTCCAAGATGGATTTGTGGTCAATGGCAGTTGATTCAATCGCTAAAAATATCGCTGAGGTAATGAACCAATATGCGATTCCAAGATTGCTAAAACTTAATGGAATGAATCCATCCCGTGCCCCTTATCTAACTTATGGCGAAGTAAGCCATGTTGATTTGAATGAAATCTCAGCCTTTGTTTCTAACTTGGCTCAGGTTGGCGTACTTGTTCCTGACCCTAAGTTGGAAGAGTATTTACGAGACTTGGCTGGATTACCACCTGCTGAACATGATGGACAAAATTTTGGTATGCCTCCAATGCCTGAAGGTATGGGAATTCCTCCTGCACCTGAAGAAGCCGATGGCGCTGGTGAAGAAGAAT